AAGAGAGAAACTTTGTATTTTCTCCGTTTACATCTAAGTGAATCGTTTCATCTAATTTCACTGTTCGCAACGGATTTAAAATACTTTTATAAAATTTCATGTTGCTTAAAACATTACGATTTATCGCTTGGTCCTTGGATTTATTTAAAATAGTGATTACTTGATCATTGATACATCTGATGCCCACGTAAGAGGCAATAATAGAATACTCATACTCTAATTTGAAATCATAAATATCTTTTTGTAAGAATAGAAAGTGATCAATTTGATTGTTTGTTTTTTTAATACTTTCTCTCGCAAGTTTGTAAAACAAATCGCTCAGTTTGTGTTTAGAAATATCTCGATAATGTTTCACAATTTCATACAAATTTTCCACTCTAGACGGCAAGTAATCGTAAGCATTTAACCAAGCAAAAACCGCGTCAGCAATTCTTCCCATGTTTTTGTAACACAACCCTATGCGATAGTAGCTGTACCAGACTTCCTGCTCCCATCCTTTTAAATCAATACGTTTCTTATATATTTCGATTGCTTTCTCAAAATCACCATGGTCGTGGTAAGAATTAGCCAGATAAAAGTAATAACGCTCATTCAAGGGTTCGTCCACAATACCTTGAGTTAGGAGAGCAATATCTCTTTCAAATTTATTATGTTTCGAGCCACCATCTCCAATGTCAAGGATAAATAATTCTGTTTTGTCAATGAACCCCATTTTGTTGGATGGTGGCGTATTGAGAAACTCATGTGTGACTCCTTTGTAATTGTAGTTACCATTATTACGAACAATACGTGTGTTTTGGTAATAAAAATTATCATTTCCTTGAAGAATATAGAACGAATCGGAAAGCCCCAAGTCGTTTTTACTAAATTGAAGAATTTGTAACACCATGTCTGCGTCCATCAAAAGCACAAAATCAGACATTCCAACGCAAGCTTCTAGAGCGAAATTTCTATTGTGGCAAAAGTTTTTAAACGGTTCTTGTACTATCTTTCCAGGAATGTTTTTCTCCAAGAAATACGAGGTAATCATTTCTATGGTGTTGTCAGTGGAACCCGTGTCGCATATACAGTAACAGTCTATAATAGGTAGGACAGAGTCAAACATTCTTTTAATAATTTGACTTTCATTTTTTACAATCATATTTAAGCATATAGTTGGCGTCGATGTCATGTTTATTTATGTATAAGAATAAAAGCTACTTCATTTTTAAATCAATTCACACTCAAATTATTATTTAAAAAAAAAATATATATAATATTTCAAAATATACAGTATATATAATAAAATCAAAAATGGCTTTTACTAGATTTCACGATGATTCTTGTAGAATAGAAAAACAGTTACAGCAATCCACTGATCCTGGTAGATGGATCTTAAACGTTCCAGGGAATGGAGAATCTCCTTGCTTTATGGATGACCCTCACATAAGAATACAAAAATGGGGGGCGAATTTAAGAACAAATACAATTAATTTAGAAAGCGAATTAAGAGGCATAAATCGCAATTTAAACAAAGATTGTTTAGGAATAAACAATTATACAACCTACAATGTCCCAACTGAATCAATACAATATCCAACTTGTAGTAACCTAACAACTGGTCAATCAAGAGCCACGAATCCCGCATGGTGGTATCGTGATAAAGAACAATCTCACCAATATTACCCGCAGCTTAATCCGCAAGAAAATACCTGCTTACCTTTTATGAATAATTTAAGTACTCGCATTCTGGAGAAGGATTATTTTACTCCAAAGAGAGAATGTAAAATAAATGACGCAACCGAAAGGCTTCCTACAAGAAATATGGACCGACCACATGTATAATCTAGGTTTTTTAAGTATTTAAAATAAAATATATTTTAAAATATTATATATATATTAAAATATAAAATGGAATTTGCTTTACCTTTAATCGCATTAGGCAGTATGTATGTTATCTCAAATCAGAATTCGAAATCACCTGACATCAGAAAACCAGAGAACTTTACAAACATGGGAAAAGACAAAAATTATCTACCCAACACAAATATTGCTCCCCAAAATTATCCCGCAATGAATATGAGTCAACTTACTGACACGATTCAAGAATACCCAAACCCTAATAGTTCTACGGATAAATATTTCAATCAGAATGCTTACGAAGTAAAAGTAAATCAGGGCAAACATGTAGGCCAAAATCCTGCTCAAGTTTATTCAATGAGCGGGGACTACTTAGACACGGCTCAATTTAAACACAACAACATGGTTCCTTTTAATGGTGGTAAAATTAAGGGTTACACTTATGACGCCGACATTGCGGAAACACTGCTCGACAACATGAACGGAAACGGTTCCCAAATTATCAAAAAAATCGAACAGGCTCCCCTCTTTAAGCCAGAGGATAATGTGCAGTGGGCTTATGGTGCCCCCAACCAAAGTGATTTTTTTCAATCACGTGTAAACCCAGGTATGAGAAATAATAATGTCAAACCTTTTGAATCTGAAAATGTAGGACCCGGGTTGAATCAGGGGTACGGTACTTGTGGAAGTGGTGGGTTCAACAGTGGAATGGAATCTCGAGACTCTTGGTTACCCAAAACGGTGGATCAGCTGAGAGTAGATACGAATCCTAAAATGGAATACAATTTAAATAACTTGGAAGGACCCGCGAATTCCGCTGTGAAAAATTTGGGTCTTATTGGTCGTGTGGAGAAACAACATCCGGATACTTTTTTTATTAATACTCAAGACAGATGGTTAACCACGACTGGTGGAGAGAAAGCAGAACGCCTGCGACCCATTGAAGAGTTGGGTATTATTCGTAGAAATGATGTTCTTTCTAACTACAAGGGACCTGCTGGTAACAGCGACCAAGTCGCAGGACTCGTGCCCAGAAATTACGAGAAATCCAAGCGAACAGCCACTGTGTCATGCGATGTGCCACACTCTTCCGCTCGCGGTCGAGGGCCCACCACGGATGGAGACCGTAATTTACAAAGTCATTCCAATTACTCAAACAATCGGTCAACTATGAGACAGCCCGATTCAATGCGAAGCGGTTTTAGTGCTGCCATCGGTGCGGTTATCGCTCCAGTAATGGATTTATTACGGCCTACACGTAAGGAGGAAGTTACGCATAACGTTCGAGTATATGGAGAGGCTGGCTCAGCAGTCCCCCAGAGTTATGTGCTAAATCCGGCAGATATAACAGGTACTACGGTTAAGGAGACAACTATTTTCTCTCCCAATTTCTATATAAATAATCAAAAGGAGGGAATGTATGTGAATAATGAGTCACCCGGGGAAATGACACAACGCGATACGACAAATTGTAGTTATATAGGGTCGTCAGGTGGATCGGCTGCCCAGTACGGAGATATGAGCTATAGTGCGGCGTATCTGCAACAAAATAATGAAATAAAGAGTTCCACTATTAACAACCGACCCAATCAAGGTGGGACACAAGTGTTTAATCAGCAGATGAATGTGAGCATAAATCGTCAGGATTCTGACAGGTTTAGCGGAAGATTTAATGCCCCTGTTTCCGCAATAACAATGCCCCCCTCAAAAGAAAAAATAGGAAAGTTAAGTGAACCGCAATTCTATAACGAGATGGCGGGAGCAAATAGAAATGAACCTAGTATATTAGATGCTTTCAGAAGCAATCCCTTTACTTTTTCGCTCACAAGTGCGGTTTAAGTTAAAAAACAATAAGAACATATAATAAATAACGGTTATTATATACACTGTAAAGAATAATGGAGTATGAATGTCCTTTATGTAAATTACTTCCTTCCAGTCATTCTTTAAGTAAACTGTCAGAGAGAAAAGGAATACAATATTTTTATACGTGTCCCTCACAAGCATTATTGTATTATGACGTAGCAGGTATCTTGAGACACTATGATGGTGTTTTAAGTGAGATACCAGAGAACAAGGAGTGGGTTTGGATATTTGATAGCTTGGAGTTCGGTTTTATTCACGCCATGCAGACAAAAGTAGGCATTGAATTAGCAAAGTTAATTTCAAATAGATTCAGTAAAAATCTCAAAAAAATTATAATAATTAATCCTACCATTTATATTACAGTCACACACAAGTTGATAATGCCTTTTTTAAGTATTAAGATGAAAAGTATTATTGAAATGAATTATGAGACAAAAAGGCCAGAAGAAATTATTTTTACGCAAAACTAAAATTATTTTAAACTAATTCCCGTATTGCTTGGGGTTTTTCTAGGGTTTATCCCGTTTTTACTTTATTATTATATTATTTATGTAAATTTTGTCACTCAAAATACAAGTGGTTATTTATTATTTTGGTATTTTTTCTTTTTTTGGTCATTGTATGGAGTAGTTGCGGTTTTGCCGTATTATTTAAAAAACGCATTTTACAATATTTTAGATTTGTTTGCCAAGAATTTTTTCGGTATATTTTTAAGTTATTTAATATTTTCTGGAAATTTCTAAAAGTCTTAAAGACATTTTTAAATGTATTTAAATAAACTGGCTCGTTTTCCTTTTTTTTGGTTCTGCGGCGATAATTTCCCGCAAGTCTTTAATTTTATAGTAGTCTTTCCATAAACCTTTAGGTGGAAATTTGTCGTCGTATTGGCATAATTCGTCACACAATGACGTGATGTCTAAAAACCCGTTTTTTAACATATTATGTTGTGTTAAATAATAATTGACTTTTGCCTTGCACAAGTCCAATTCGTAATAAGTCCCTGGAGTTCTAGGAATGCTTAAAAAATCAAACCAGTCAAAATTTCTGAAACAATAAATTTGAAATACTGCTTCTGGGTCACGTGGCAGTCGGTTATCGGTATGGCATGCCTCAAGATACTCTTCTTTGTTCTTGATATTTTTTTGTACAAGAATTTTACGTACTTTTTGGTAACCGGTTTTCAAAGCAGTCCGGGCAGTTGTTCTTAATCGTAATTTTTGAGTTAATTCATCGTTGTACTCGCCAAAATCTTCGCATTCTGCGGTATTTATTTTTTTGGGTAGTTTCGGTCGTTCTTCATCAATAAGCAATCGAGAGCATCGAACTTTGTAAGCAATAGTCTCGTCATCTCCCATTTGGTAAATAATATCTTTTACTTTTTTCAAATCAGGGTTTTCGTTATCTTCCAACCATTCAATGTCATATTCCAAGACGGGAAGGATAATTTTCGCTATTTTATCCAATTCGTCTTTATTTTTTCTCATGGCTCTTAAAGCGGATTGAATGATACGAATAAGAGATGTCATGTTTTCTGCGAATACTACTCCATCTAACAGTGGAAAATCCCATCCTTCCCCTAAGCAGAACACACAACTAATGATTCCATAGCTTGATTCTTTAAAGTCTTTGAGTATATATTCTTGAGTCTGTTGTTTGATCTCACTATGATAAACCGAATAGTATAATTCAGGTAATACAAAGACGTTGTGTTCTAAAAGTAGCTGTATGAATCGAATTATTTTTATTGCGTTTTCTTTACTATTAGAGTAGACAATTAGGTGATGGGATTTGTTGTCGCAAATACTTCTTAAAGAACAGTACGCACTTAGAAATAAACGTTTAGATGTTTTATCTGTGATTCGGAAATTTTCAAAAAACCCTTCTAGTTTATTCTCACCAACCACAATGGTTTGTACCACGTAATCACATATAATGTTGTGTTGAATTGCCCAGAGTAGTCCTTTTTCATCGATAATTTCCCCAAAATGCAAAACATTATCATTAGAAATAATTGTCTCATTGTTCTCGCTTTCTTCCAGCAGTTTAATGGTTGCCGTCAAACCTAATTGTTTTTTAGTCGGAACTTTTAAAATTTCAACATATGTAGCCGTCCCTTCGGTCCTGACGTTGTGACTTGTCAAGTGATGAACTTCGTCCAATATTTTAATTTCAAAAATAAACGAAAT